GCCCTGCCTGGTCTATGCTACAGTATAGGTGATCTTTCCGAACGCCTCCGGGTACGGAGCGAAGAAGTCCCACTCGGAGTTGATGACGATGGCCACCGTGTTCGTCGAGAGCACGCTCACGGACGTGGTGTCGATGCCCATGGTCATCGGGCCAAACTGACCCACCAGGGCGTAGCCGAAGTTACCGTAGTAGATCGTGCCCTTCTTGCAGAGGCTCGTCGGAATCACGGGCACGCCGTCGATCGTGTTCGTCAAGAGGTCGAGCAGGAAGCGGCCGCTGCCCTTGTCGATGGGCGTGTTGGCCAGCTCGGCGTAGGCCTTCCAGTCCATGATGAAGCAGGGAGCGTTCACCGGCACGTTGGCCTCGTTCACCTTCGAGCGAAGGTCGAGGAAGAGCTGGCGCGTCAGCGTCGAGCTGCCACCCGTAGCGGCGATGGTGTTGCCCTCGGGGATGCTGGCCAGCGGGCTGGTCGGGGCGTTGGCTGCGGCGGTCTCGGCGATGAAGGCCTCGTTCAGGGCGAGCGTGTGCTTCAGGCGCATCGTCTCGACCACGAGGCTGCTGATAGCGCCTGCCGTCTGGTTGATGGCACGGTTGGAGATATCCACGCGGATCGGCAGACGGTGCGGCGTGATCGTCTTCACGCCAAACTCCATCGTTTGAGGCGTCACGGCGTCGTTCTCGCCATACCACGTCGCCTTCAAGCCCTTCACCGTCGGGAAGTTCCACTGGCCCGTGATGCCGCTCTGAATGCGGGCACCCACCTGACCGATGATGGTCTGAGGCGTCAGCTCGCGGATGTAGTCCTGGATATAGACGGGCGTGATGTTCTTCGTGCTGGCGGCCTGCTGGACGGTGTCGGCTCTCAGCTGCTCGTCGGCGCGGTTGTAGGCAAAGCGGAAGTTACCCTCCTCGTCACGGCAGGCGGCCAGATCCTCAGGGATGCCGCGGCCGCTGGCGATGCTTCTCAACAGTCGGCCGAAGTTGGCCTCCTGGGAGTCCTGCGCGCGCTGCTCGGCAAACTGGCGGCTGCGCTCGCTGCTGCGCTCGCTCTCATACTGCACGCAGCCGACCATCAGCGCGTCGTCCTCGGCTCGGAGGGCAGAGAACTGCTGACGCTCGGCGTCGGTCATGTCGCGGTTCTCGCGGGCCAGGGTCTGCTGGAGCGTCTCCATCTCCTGGCGAATCTCACTGCGGCGGCGGATGGCCGCCATGTACTCTTCTCTTGTCATTTCTGTCTTTGTTTTTGTTTTGGTGAATTTATGTAGTACGGCGAAGCCATGCGCCGATAGTGTCATAATCGCCACGCACCAGGGCGGGCTGATCCTCCTCGATCAAGCCAGCGGCCAGCAGACCGTCCTTCACGCCAGCGCTGCGCTGCTTCACGCTCGTGGCGGGATAGGCGGGATGGGTCACGATGCTCACGTCAAACATCCTGCTGATCTTGTCCAGGTGGCGGACGTAGTACTCCTTCCCGTCCTGGTCCTTCTCCTTCGAGTAGGAGAACGTGTCCTTGTCGGCATAGAATCCGAAGCTCATCCCGGCAAAGTCGCCACGCCGCACGCTCTCCAGGGCGTAGTCGCCCCACAGCGTGTTGGCAGCGTCGAAGCGCATCAGCAGGCCATCCTCGTCGAGCTCCAGCCGCAGACTGCCCTTCCCGTCCATGCTGCGGGCCAGCATCTGGCCGGGGTCATGGTTCAGGCAGGCCACGATGTCGCTGCTCCGCACCACGTCCTCGCTCAGAGCGCCAGGAGTGATTTCCTCAAACACGCTGCCATAGTCCCAGTCGGGAAGCAGCACCGAGCGAGAACCGTACAGGAATACGCGCCCCTCGATCTGCCGACTGTCGGCCTGGGCACGGAGCTCCGTCCGAGTATAGTATCTATATTGTTCCATCTTTTTTCTTATTAGGTGAATAATTCGAAATAGGCACCACCCCTGCCGCCTACTCCTTACTGTTGCCCGCTCCGAGCTTCGCCAGGCTGCCATTGGCCACGAGGTCGTCGCCACCTTCCAGCGGACGGTAGCCCATGCGGGCGCGCGCCTCGTTGGGCGTGATCACGCCCGTCTGTATGAGCTGCGACAGGGCCGTAGCCTGAGCCGACGGGTCGGTCTGATAGTAGTCGTCGATGTTGAAGCTGGCATGCATGTAGCCGTCCCCGCCGAAGAGCTTCTCCGTCACCTCGCTCTCGATCTGACGCATCAGCGGCACCAGCGTGCTGGTCATGAAGATGGTCTGACTGCTCTCCGTACTACTGTAGTTAGCGTTCGTATCCTGGAAAACCTGAGCGGGCGGAACGCCGAAGAAACGGCAAATCTCCATATTGATAAACCGCATACTGTCCAGCAACTGGAGGTCGCTCGGCGTCATGCCGGTCTGCACAAACTTCATCGTACCCGGCAGGAAGTTCAGGTTCTGACCGTTGACGATAGCGTCACGGATGCGCTGCGTCACGCTTTTCAGCTGCTTGTCCGTAGCGCCACCGTAGCCCACCTGCACGGTGTCCTCGCCCGTGATGAAGCCGCGGAGCGTGCTGCCAGGGGTAAACATCTCCCCCTCTTGCTTGTAGGCCTTCCTCGCGTTGCTCAGCACCAGCGAGGCGAGCTCGGTCACGGGAGTGCCCAGGAAGCCGTCCCGGCAATAGCTCCGGATATGAATGATCTCGTCGGGCAAGTACTCGCCCTCGATGCCGTCGTAGATGTCGTTCACCGTATAGACGCCGCGCAGGCGGTCGTAGCTCACCGAGCAGTCCGATGGCACACAGTACAGAGCGCTCAGCACGCCCCCTCGATACACGGGCACGACGTAGGCGTTTCCGTACATCTCCCGCTGATAGACCACCTGCCAAATGAAGTCGAAGGCCGTCTGCCGAGGATTCGGACGCGAAGACAGAAGACGCTCGGCCATCGTGCCCTCAGCGTCCTCGTACCATTTCCACCCGTCTTCCATGCGCCGGCGCTTGGCATGAAGCCCAAGACTGGCCACGCTGCCCGCCTTGATCTCCACGCACCGCTTTACGCACGCCACGCTGCTCGCCGTATAGGCGTCCACCATATCGTCCAGCCCGATGATCGTCCCGACAGGCAGAAGGCCCGCAGCTCGCTCGATCACGCCGCCACGGGCCGTCTCTTCCTGCAGAATTTCCCGCAAGACGTCCCCAGCGGTCGCTCTGACCGCAGCCCACAAACTTTTTTTTCTATTTCCCATCCTTACTTACTGGGTTTTTCCATTTCGGAAAATACCACCAAATAGGCACCACCACCCACTTCGTCCCCGCTTCTCGCCCATTTCTCCCTCGTTTTACCCCTATTTTGTAAAACAATCCGAAAAAGTAACCCATTCTGCAAAACTTTCTTTGATTTCCGCTTGCAGATTTCAAAGAAAAGCCCTATCTTTGCAAACGTAAACAAGAACAAATAAATAAATCATCAAGTTATGGAAAAGTATAGCATTTCAGAGATCGTAAGCGCAGTTCGCAACGGTGGCCACGTCATCAAGCTCGCCTTGTCAGACGCTTCAAAGTACGCCAGCAACTCCCGCGGAGAGATGCAGTGGGACACCTCAGCAGTCGAGAAGAAGTACGCCTACAGACAGGAAGGCGACGAGATCATCCAGAACGGCAACAAGGAGGTCAACATCTCCGAGCTCGTCCGCATCCTCAAGGTGATGGTAGGCCGTGGAGAGGCTCAGGT